GTTGGTCAGATCAGCCCAGGCGACGCCCTTGATGACCTGCTGATAGGCAAGATCGTTGGCACCACGCGGCCGGCGACCGGTATTGTCCACCATGGGGTGGATCGTGTCACCGGGAACGATCTCCAGCCCGAGCAGCTTGCCTCCGCGCGTGCGCCGCTTCTCGAACGCCGGAGCATCGAGCGCGAGCAGGTCTTCGAGGCTCTGACGCAGGAAGGTCGCGAACGGGGTGACGCCATCCGGCTTGCGCCAGAACTTCGCCACCTCGACGATGCGCGGGTCTTCACCCTTCTTCTTGTTGTCGACCGGCTTGATCTGCCAGTCCAGACGCTCGAACTGATCCTTGCGGGTCTCGATCGCGAGGCGGATCAATTCGACATTGGCGAAGGCGCGCAGGGCCGGGAATCCGAACTGTTCGTAAGCCCGGGGACGCAGCGTCGCATTGATGTTCGGCTTGAAGTCGAAGCCGCGCACCGGTTCGTTGACGACGGGCGTAAGGGGTGTGCCTGGCGAGAACGGACCCCACGCGCTGGGATTGGTGCCGCCCCAGCTATAGGTGATGTTCGTCTGCACGCCGCCTTTCGGCATCGGATTCTCCTTCAGGCGCCGGCGTCAGCCATGAAGCGCTCATATTCCATGCTGCCGGGAGCGTAGGGGCAATCGATAGCCGCGCGCCGCTTGGCCTGATCGGCAGCGGCGATCTCGGCGGTGGCCTTCGCGTTGTTCTGGTCGCGGACGAGGTTGAGGAACCCGAGCGATGCGATCTCGGCTTCCGTCGGCCAGAATGCCATGACCACGGCATCTGCCTTGTTCGGCGATTTCGTGCCGGCCGGTTTCTTGTCGACGATGAGCCGGAGTGATCCGTCGACACCGCGCGTCGCCTGGCTCAATTCCTTCCGGAGCGACGACAGGCCCGGCATGTCCTTGGGCAGGCTGATCAGGTCGGCGGGGTCGTAAACCTCGCCAGCGGTCACCGCCTTGTGCGTGCGCTCGAACCGGAGGCGGAGTTGCCACCAGGCCTGCGCCTTCAGGTTCTTGAAGGCATCCTTGTTCGTCGGCGTCTCGTCGTCGCCGGGGACGAGGTGATCGTCCGGGCGAAGCGGTGATGCACCAGCATTCCACGGCTGGAAGGTGATTCCAGCTGGCAGCATGGGCTCGCCATTGTCGCCCGTGGTATCGCGCAGGCGATTGGCCTCGGACTTCACGCCGGCACCGACGCCGATCGAATCGTATTGCAGAGCGACCCTTCGGCCACGCAGCCTGTCGACGGCCCGGCGAGTCGCCGTACCAACATCGCCTTCACCCCAATCGTCGACCGAATGCAGGACCGAGCCCTTGGCGATGGCCAGGGCGTGAAGGTCCCCTCCCTCGTCGGCGGGGTCGAGCCCGGCACGCCATGCCCCGGTATCGTCGAATCCGAGCTTGATGTGAGCATCGATCGCGCTGGCGACCCAATCGCCCGGAATGATGACCCCGGCGACCGCGGCGGTGTAGTTCCGGTCGACTTCCTGCGCGAACACATGGAGCAAACCATCGGCATCGGCTTTCGCCCGCCGCGCCGCATACCATTCCGGATCTTTCGCCGGGTGGTCGCGCCAATCCATCACGAAGACATTGACGCGATCGGTGGCGAGTTCCTGGCCCGGAGCCCATTCCTTGCCGGCTTCCCGCCGGCGGTGGAACACGTTGCCGGGCCCATTGACCGAACTGATGTCGATCTGGACGTTGGTGGTATCAGCCAGCGCGGCTTCGATCTTCTCGGGCCGCTCGTAGTGCGCGGACTCGTCCTTGAAATAGACGAGCTTGCGCCCGCCGCGCCCGATATTGTCGCCCGACTCGCCGGTGATCGTCGCGCCAGTCTGGCGGTTGACGATCTTCATGTACGGCATGTCGCCGTCGGCATCGAAGCCGTGGGGCAACATAAGTCTGGGCAGATTGCGGATGACGATCCGCATCTTCTCGAAGATGCTGTCCGGGTCGCCGAGCTTGTCGACCAGCTGCTCTTTGCGGGAGCCCCAGCCGATCGATGCACCGTCGCGATACATCCAGAGCCAGACCGAGAAGGCGCAGCAGACCCATGTCGCGCCCATGTCGCGCGCCTTCTCGATCAGCCCGCTTTGCTGGCCATCAATGCAGGCCAACAGGAATTCGACAAGCTCGCGCTGGCGGTCGAACATCACGAACGGAATGGTGGTCGGCTCGTCGGTGCTGGCCTTGCGTGGATCGTAGGTCACCGCCCAATGCAGGATCCAGGAGACCGGATCGTTGCTGTAGCGTTCGGCGATGCCGGCGCGGAGCTCGGCATCCTCTTTGAGGCGTTTGATGCGGTGTATGCGTGTGGCGAACTCGGCCGCATAATCCGGCGGCCATGGCCCGTTGGCCATCAGCCCAGCTCTTGCTTGAACCGCTCGGCTGCTTCCTTCGCGGAAAACTTGTGCTCAACCTCGATCGGTTTGCCGTCGAGTCCACCGATTTCGAGGGCGGTGACGTCCTTCATCCGGCGACGCGTCTTCTCATACCAGATGATCGCGGCGATGTTCCCGGCCTGGATCTGCTTGATCAGCGCCGCCCCGACCTCGAGGTGGACTTGCTCGACACCGGCATTGAGATCGGCGCGGCAGTGCTTAACCAATGTATCGACACTGGTGCCGACGACGCGCGCGATGAATTCCTGCTCGGCGCCCTGGCTGGCGAGGTATCGGATCATGGCGCGCTGGTCGTCGTTCGGCGTCCACGGCTTCCGGCCGCCATTGCGCGGGGTCACGCGCGGTGCGCCCTTCCGCTTCGCCTGCGGCTTCGCTGGCGTTGCCATGTCAATCTCCGGTGGGTGCTGCGGCCTCACGCGCAGGCGAAATGATCACCTCCTCTCCGAACGAGGGCGTGGGGCCTTAAACGAAAAACCGCCCGGCAGGCTGGGGAGCCTCGGGCGGATTTTTACCAATGGACGATGCGTTTATCCTGTCGCGTCCCGATTTGCAACGGGATTTGCGCGGAGGCGAAAAGGTTCCTCGCCTTATCGCCCAACCTACACACTTCCCAGCAAAGCCACAAGGTATCCGTGCTGTCGTTTTTAATTGACAGAATGGCACGACTGTCGCATATAAATGACATGGAATACGACGTCGAAACCACTGAAGCGTTCGATGCATGGCTCGATAGCTTGACCGACGACAAGGCGGCTGCCGCGATCGCGATGCGGATCGTCCGGTTGGGCGCAGGCCTGCTCGGTGACGTCCGGTCGCTGGGAGATGGCGTCAGCGAAATGAAGGTCAACGTCGGGCAGGGATATCGCACGTATTTCACGATCCGGGGCCGCAAGCTGGTGATCCTACTGATGGGCGGTACCAAGCAGACGCAGAAGAGGGATATCAAGGCGGCGAAGGCGATGGTGGCGGACCTCGAATGAGACTCGGCGCCGACGGCATGAATGACGGACAACGGGAGACTACACGATGACGATCAAGACCAAGGCGTTCGACGCCTCAAAGTACATCAACACCCCCGAAGCGGTTGCCGAACTGCTCGGAGATGCGTTCAAGACCGGACACGCCGGCTACATCGCCGCGGCGCTCGGTGTTGCGGCCAAGGCGCACGGCATGACGAAGATGGCGGAGGAGGCTGGGGTCAGTCGCCAGGCACTCTATGCGGCACTGAGCGAGGACGGGAATCCGACGCTGGAAACAGTGCTCAAGGTGACGAAGGTGTTGGGCGTGGATCTTGCCGCTATGCCCGGCGCGTCGGAGGTTGCTGCCAGATCAGGACAGGCTAAGGGCGCGGCTCGCAAGCGGAAGCGCGAACTCGAAACCGCCTAAGGGCTAGCCTATCTCAGGGATTGGGAGAGACGGTGGGGTTGGGTGAGTTGCCTCGCTGCCGGCCAATCCATATGCCGAGATAGAGTGCGCCAGTTGTCATCGCTGCGTTAAGTACCACGCTGAAAGCCAGCGTGATCTCAAGCGCTAAAATAATCTTGTCTGTGTCGCTCATTGCCTATCTCCCTACTGCGTCAGCCCAACAGCCAGCAAGAACGCGCCGGCCAGCCCCAGCACGAACATCAGATGAGAGCGCGGATCGAAGATAGCCGCGCGCACCTCGCTCCACGGCTCGCCCTCACGGCGCAAGGAGACGGTCAGGCCGATCATTCCGCCCCATCCGAACAGCATCATTCCGAAGCCGATCAGGGCTATTTCGATTGTTTGCGTCATCATCTCAACCCTGTGTTGGCTTAGTCGTACCACCTTCACCGATCGGAAGGGAACGGATAGCAGCGGCGGAATCGTAGCAACCTTGTTCGTATCCCGCGCTATAGACGACCCCTTCGTCGGTTTCATCGTCGTGATTGCTGCGCTCGAATTGACGCTCGGCCTCGATCGCACAAGCCTCTCTGACCCTCTCGGCTTCGGATGCACGATGGCGGGCGAAGGCTTGGATCAGCGGACTCTCGTCAATCTTCCCCGCGCGCATGTGGGCGGTGACAAGCACTTCGTTGGGTCGCGCCAAGTGGGGGCCGTAGAACGCAGCAGCCGCATCCCGATCCGCTTGTGAGACTTCGATATCAGACATTGGTCCCTAGCTCCCGATGTCGGCGAGTGTTTCTCATGTTCACTGAATTGGAAACGTCGCGCAGATTCGTAATGCGATTGTCAGATTTTTCGCCGTTAATGTGATCGATGATCTGTTTCGGCCACTCGCCATAATAGATGGCCCAAGCTACCCGGTGGGCGGCGTATACCTGTCGGTCTACCTTTCCCTTTCGGTAACCATGTTCGTTGGTGTAGGTGAATGCCTCACGGCCGGCATTTTTCGCTGACCAAACTGCGGCTTGGTGACGAGGGCCGCATAGCCCATACGATCTCGTAAATTGCGAGCTATCGCGGGCCTTCCATGTCAGCTTCCCGGTTTCCGGATCGTAGTCGAGAAGTTGCCGCAGCCGTTCTGGTGTGGCGCGCACCTCCACTATAGATAGATCAGACATTGGCGGGGTCCTCACGACGCCACTCAGTAGGCATAGTTTTACCATAGCCGTAGTCCGTCCCCGACCGATCCCACCAAACGGCATCGGGTTCGTCATGGAGGATGGCGATGTACGGGCCGTCTTCATCACCCTCGTCATCACCAAAGCGAATGCACACAAACTCATTGCGCGGCGCTGTCTCAATAGGCTGCCAGTCCATCACTCTTCCCCTGGTATCGGCGCTACGTCGAGCATGGCGGACAGCCCGCATGTGCATTCTCTGGCACCCATCCGAAAGTTCATGCGGCAGGGCAGGCGATGCTGGAGATACGGCCTGATCTGCTCTTTCCACCCCTCTGGGTGCTGTGCAAAGGCGAGCATGGCGTCGATCGCGTGACGGATCACCACGCTGTGAAACCCTTCCAAACTTGCTTGACCAATCGTCTTGGCCAACACGGTTTCTGCCCGCGCTTCTTCTATGATCCGCGCCATAGCTTCCCGCCGCCCTTCCTCTACTACGGGAGGGGTGTCCGCTTTGGTGAGCGCATCGAACACCATCTGGGCTGCGATCTCATCCGGGCAAACCGCAATCGCGTCGCCCATGATCGCGTCATAGACGGCGTGCTTTTCAGGATGGCCCTTGACCGGGATTACCGAAAGATGGCTCGGCTTCTTCGCTTCCCCCGACACTACGGGAGGCGGGGATTGCAGGGCGGCGTTACAGGCCGTCACGATAAACGCGGCGCGGGCAACATCGGTCGGGATCGGCGCGTCACCATCATCATATCCGTTGATTGGCACCATTTCGCCGCCGGGGATCACGACATAAGCCGGGTCGTGTTCGCCCTCTTCGTCGTGATACAAGAAGCGCCCGCCCATCGGATACTTGCAAGCCTCGATCAGCGCGACCGTGTCCAATTCCTCAAGCTTCCGCAGTCGCTCCTTGGCGGCATCCGACAGGCGCGGACCCATCGCGAGCGGCAGTTCCACGCGCCCCGCAGTGCTCCAATTCTCGCCGATCGTTGGAAACCCGCTGCTCTCCCCCACCACCGGTTTGGCCTGGAAGGCTTCTAGTCTGTCTGGCATGCCGCCGAGCAGCAAAAGGAACGCTGATCGCAGCGCAGAAGCACTACATGGCGATGGCGCATAATGCTGGAAATGCTCGTAAGCCAAGCGAATGTCCCGCTCGGTGATCAGATCGATCATCCGCTCGATCAGGTCCGCAAGCGCTCGATCATCTGTGTTCATGGCTGGGGGCTTTCGAGAGAGGGGGAGAGGGCTTTCCATGCCCGCGTGCCGAGCTTGGTATGATTCCAGATGCCATCGCGCTCGATCATCATGCCCTTGCGTTTCAGGGACTCACCGACCGCGTCCGAAAAGACTGTCATCGGCACTAAGGCCTGCCGTTCTGCCGGCGTTAGGCCTGCCAAGAGGGTGTCCTCGCTCACTTGCTCGCTTCCTTCTGTAGGTGGGTGCGGACGGAGAGGCCGAGGGGTGTCACGTAGAAGATATTGTTCCGCTCGCTGATGAGACCTCGTTTGATCATGCCGACGAGCGCTTGGCCTTCGCCGCCCAACTGCAAGCGCCCGATTCCGAACGGCTCGTAATATGGCGGCGATTTGAGGCCTTCGTCGTGGCATTCGCAGAACGACTTGAGCAGCCCGTATTGACGATCGGTCAGCTTCACGTCCGCCTTCGTCAGCTTGGAGGTCATGGGGTTGGGGCCTTTGCAGCGACCGACAAGGGGTAGCCACCGATAGCCGGTGACCCGCATCCATCTGGTTTCGGTTAACCGTTCCTGTTCGGCTCCACAGTTCGTGCAGCGGCGCATCGGGCTCGCGAGCATTCGGGTGTGATCAGTCGGTCCGTTGTCGACCCAAGCGTGCCTCACGCCCGCCACTCCTCGACCTTGCGGATCACGAAATCCACGAACGCCAACCAGTATTTCACAGCGCGACCTCCACGCCCCAGATCGGGTTCGGGCGGCGAGTATGAAGTATGTCGAGTGCGCGCTTGCTGCGGCCACGCGTGCCGTACGCTTTAGCCAACGCAGCGAAATCGCTTTCGAGCTGACGGAAGCCATCGCGGAGATGTTGCTCGAAGGTCGCCTCTTCGCCTTTCACCGGGTTGGCAGTGACCAAATAGCCGTATGCAGCGAAGGCTCCGCAGAGATCCAGAATGCCGTTGGTGATGATTCCAGTTTCCATGCTTGCCTCCGTAACCGATAACGTCTATCTAAAACCGATAACGGCTATAGTCAATAGGCGATAACGGAAACATGCAAGGCTTGGCGCACAAAAAGATAACGGCTAGTCCCGCCCGCATGGGACGACCGGCGATCGGCAAATTCACAGCGGTGCGGCTCTCTCCTGAGATGCTAGAGCGCATCGACGCGTTCGCGGGGCCGGGCAAACGCGCCGAGTTCATCCGTGCCGCCGTGGAAGCCGAACTAACCCGCCGCGAGCGCAAGTAGCCCTCAACCATCGATCATATCCTTATCCATGTCAGGGGAAGGTGAAGGGGGTGTGGCGGGCACGAACGTGAGCTTGAGGTGGTCTACGCCCAAAGTTTCCCAGAGCCCGATCCACGCGTACGCAGCAGCGAAGTCCGACGATCGACAGTCGTAGATCCCAAGCAGGGCGTTCAAGGCGCCCTCGACCATCTCCCGGTCAATCGCCGGTTTCCAGTCAGGGCGGTCCGCGTTCTCCCGCTCTTGGATATCGAGCACCGCCGCAATCAACTGGTTGCGCCATGCCCATGATGGCTGGCCATCCGGCAGCCCCGCGATCGTGTCAGCCAGGCTTCGTAGCGTTTCCCGGTTAGTCATGACGGGGCCCCTGTGCAGCGCGCGCCGCCCGTTTTTCCAGCAAGCGGATCGCAGCTTGTGTCGAAGCGAGATCGGGATGGCCCTGCGCCTTTTCTTCCAGGGTAGCGGCGCGCGGCTCGGCAATGTCGCCATCGGCAATTGCCTTGCGGTACATCGCCTCTGTTTCAGCTGCTGCCGCAAGCAGGCGCTTGGTTTCCGCCTCGTACCAGCGTTGATAGGTCTTGGTCTGCGGGGCTGAGCGCAAGCCAGCATGGATATGCGAGCGTACGTCGTACATCGTCTTCAGGCCGCGCTCCTGTGCGAAACGGGCGAGCGACATCGGTTCGGGCTCACCCACGCGCGCCTCCCTCATTCGAGGGGTTGGGGAGAGGCTTCACGCCCTTAAGCGCGACGACCTTTGAGCAATCCCACAGGCATGAGATATGGCCCTGGCCGCGCATTTCCCGCTCGGTGGGGTTGAGTAGTTCGCCGGCAAAACATTCGTCGTTCGCGCCTTCGCAAGGATAGACGAGAATGCGGCGGCCATTATCAACGATGGCGATCTCGGCCTCATCGATTTGAGCCCGCAAGAATTTCACAGGGGCTTCGTCAACGGTCGGCACTGGAGCTAGCTCAACGGCTGGCTCCGTCTTCAAACGCGCCCGTTCGCAAAGCAAGTCGAGGCACCAGCGCTGCTCCTGCTGGGTCAACTGCTCAACTTCTTCGTCGGTCAGGTCGACCACGTTGATGTCGCGCCAATTCGGTCGGATGCTCATTCACACCCTCCCGCATTCAGGGTGTCTGGAATAGGGGAGGAAACACACCGACTGGTCATCTCGCTTGCCTCATTAATCAACGCAGCGTAGAATATACGTGGCGTCGATAATCGCAAGGGAAATATTCAACGTGACGTTGATGGCTTGTCGTGATGATGGTGGCCGGTTTACGACCGGCGAGATGGACGGGCACCCTTGGCAGATTCGCGCGCGGCAGGCTGGGCTCAGCCAGAAGGCGCTCGGGCGTCTCGCTGGCAAGCCCGACAACACGATCAGCCGCCAGCTTCGCGGCGAATTCGGGCCGGTGCCGCTCTACCTGATTGCGATCATCACCGCATGGGAGATGCTGGACGCCGACCAGCGCACGGCGTGGGAGCGCGCGATCGCAGAGGCGAAGCCGTAGCCGCATCACGCCGCCTGCTCCGCATCGCAGCCACCCAGCTGCGCCCGAATTATCTCCGAGATCTCATCCCACGGCCGCATGAACCCATGCTCGTCGAGGAACGCCGGATCCACCGTCGCGACTGCGCCGGGCTCGCGGACAGCCTCAACCAGGTCCGCCGGCTCCGGCTCGGTCATCACCAAATGCGACCCGCCGGGAGCGCCCACAGCCCGCACCGGCAGCAGATGCCTGATCCCGCCCAGCAACCGATCAGCCGCGATCTTCACCACCGCCGTCACGCCCACATACCGACAACGCGCCGCGCGCGCCGCCTCGGTGATCGTCATCTCCGCCAGCACCACGCGATCGAACGTCCCCACCATGTCGTCGGGGATGAAGCTCGCCGCGAACAGGAAGTTGTTGCGCGCCTCGAGCTCGGCCACGGTCCGGGCAATGTGGCCATAGGCCCGCTCGCCGCCGGCGCTGCGCTCCGCCATCGATGACGCGCTGAGCAGGGTTTCGTAGCCGCCGGCTTCCCAGGCTTTCCGGTACCAAAGCACGGCGGGGTAGGTGTCGTCGGTCAGGACGCCGCGGTTGTGCAGCTGGACGATGCGGGCCGAGTTGACCCGCTTCATGCCCGGCGCCGAGCGAATCGTGCCGGCGGTCTTCTCCGGCTGGTGCGGCTCGAACTCGCCGTGGCGCAGCTGCTCGCGGGTCGGCAGCACGACCGTATCGGCGAGGTTGTCGAACTTGCCCGCCTCGATCTCGTCCTCGGCTTTGCGGCGTCGGGCTTCGGTGCGCTGGTCGGTGCGGTCGCGGCTGAGCTGGGCACTGACCCGCTTGGCCTCGCGCTCGACGATCGCCGCCGCGGACAACGCCTCGCGCGGCTCCCGCGGCGGCAGTGACGCCAGCCTGCGTAGCGCTGCCGACCTGATCCCGCTCAGCGGTGCGCTACCCGTTTCCCCGCCCTTGCCCATCGTCGCTGCACTCCGCAAAATCGTCCGCCCCACCCCGGAGCCGGTTTTCTGTTTCCGAGAAATCGTGTCGGTCATGTCCCGCCCGTATCCCGCGGTCGCGGCCCGTGCACCTTGTCCGCCAGCAGCTCGAGTTGCTTCCGATCGGTCCAAGACGGCAGCCAATCCGGGTTGATCAGGACGAGCCCTGTTGCGTGCCAGGCCTCCCGAGCGGCGCGTCGTGCCGCGGCGGGATCGGGGTCGCGCATGGACGGCGCGTAGGGGGCAAGGGTCGAGCGCGGTTGGGTCACGCCGCTTCCTCATCGGTACCGGCGTAGAACGCGTAGCTCGATTTGAACGGGTCGTACTGGATGACGACCTGGCCCATCGATCCCGGCAATCCCATGCGAACTTTCGTGCAGGCGACGGTCGACGTCCAAAACTCGCGCGACTTGATCTGGAAGACGAGGCCGTAATCCGCCTTGTTCGCCCAATTGGCCGAGCCGCTGATATCGTAGAGGCCCGGCAGCTTCGATTTGCCCTGGATGTGCTGCGGCTTCGACGGGTGCGCGATCACCCAGAGCGCGAGGTCGTTCTGTTTGGCGAACCGCTTCATCATGCGGATGGCGCGCCCGGTATAATCCGTCTCGCTTTCGTCGCGGCCGCGGCGGTGATCGATCTCGTTCCATGGGTCGATCAGCAAAAGGCGGGTGCCGTTGCGGATGACGGAGACACGACCGAGATCCAGCACATCCTCGACCGATAGAGAATCCTCATCGTCCTGTGGCGCGTGCGCAATGATCGCGACGTAGCGCCGGATCATTCCATCGGCCCATTCGCGCTCTTCAGGCGCGTGCTTGGTGTACTCCGCGGTCCCGAGCAGGGCCGCGCGCAGCTTACGGTGAAAGATCGGCTTGATGTCGGTTTCGAAGCTGGCAATCGTGACGTGGACGCCGCGGCGGATGAGGTTCGCGAGGAGCCACATCAGAAAGCTCGTCTTGCCCTGACCAGCATAGCCGGTGACGACGGTGAAGGTCCGGGGCACGACCTGGAATAGCCGATCGAGCTGATCAATTCCGGTCGGCCAGGAATGATATTCCGGCTGCTCCGGGAAGTCGTCGAGATTGTATAGCCCCTTGACGGGATATGGCTTGGCGGCGTCGAGGATCTCGACCAACCTGGTCGCGCCGTGGTGACGCACGACATCGTTCGGGTCTTTGCAGTCCGCCGGATATTCCACGAACATGCAGCGCTCAGGCCCGAACAGCCGGCAGAGGTC